GCTCCCAGCTGGAGGCCGGCTATATTCGGGAAATTATAGTTTTAATTTGCTGGGCCAGGATGCAGCTATCCGTCTTGCAAGTGCGGTGGTGCCACACTTCCCATACACCTTTAATTCTAACTATGTACGGTTGAGGATTTATGTGAACATTACTGGCTATTGGTCTTGCCGTTCTTCCTGTACTTCTGTATCTACGTCCGTTAAGATTTCAGAGATCCGATTCACAATTTCCTGGGCTTTGTTAGCTCTTGCCGTTACTCGGATATGTTCTTCTCTGTGGGTCGCTAATTTAATATCGGCTAATAGTCCTGCCGCTAGTTCCTCTAGTTCATGAAAAAGATTTTTACTCATCTATGCTCTCGCCGTCCTTTGTTGAATCTTCAACTATCTCAGCTTCTGGGATTTCTTCTCCCATAGCAGCGGTTAAATTTGCGGCTCCCATCGCAAGCCGTTGTAGTCGTTCGGCGACAACCACATGGGCAGGCCGTTGACCGTCAGTGTCTAGGGAAACATCTAGTTCCACGCCGCCTCGGACTCCAGCTCTATCCAGGATTTCCGTTGCCGCTTTTAGAGCTACTGGTTCTGAGGTAGCCGTTTCCATAAGTTCTTCTAATTTGTCGACGGCATAGGGAGCTGCCTGAATTAATTTCCTTCGGGCTCTTTCCACATCCTCGCCTGGTTTACGAACCGTCTTTAAGTGGTGGCGACACAGACCGTCATCTTTGAGTCGGCCAGAAAACCAGAGCATACAACGAACGCCGTCTTGCTTGACTATCCTGCATCTTTGTGGTAGACCAGCAGGGGCGCGGTTGGGGGAAGATGGGCCACCATTATCTTGTTCTTTTTGCCAGACGCGAGTGGCACCGATAACCCAGGGGGGTGTCATATCCGTTGCCGTCTCATCAACTAACAGATCAAGACCCGTTAGGTAATCTGAGTTGTGGTTTTTGGGGTCAACTAATAGAGGCCGTTTTTCAGCTAAAGATAGCATGCGCCTTTCCCTAGCGGCGTCTTTTGATCTAGCTACAATGAGTCCTGTTGGGGCACCGCTTTGGTCATAGACCGCGTCCCAATTTAGTTCAGCTCTACGAAGAGCTTGACGGTTTTCATAGGTGTCATCACAAACACCGCGTTCGGTTTCTATAATGCCGAGATCAGTTAAATCTGGCCGCATATCGACAGGGGTATCTACCCTAGGGATCTCATCCGTTGGGTCCACGCTGTCTTTGTCAATTTCCTTCATTATACCTTCTGTTAACCTGAAAGCCCGCAACAGGTGTTAGTTCCATATTGCGGGCCGTCGGGAAATTATTATTTAGTTTTGGTAGCTGCTGTCTTTTTAGCTGGAGCTTTTTTGGCAGCTGGTGCTTTCTTTGGTTCTTCAACCACAACTACCAAATCGGCAGCAATGCTTTCAGATGCTAAAGATGGGCCTCCGCGACCAAAGCTTGCTGACGCAAACGAGGTCAATACCGAGATAAGGGCTGATACAAGGGCTACCTGTACGGCTCCACCCATGTCTGCTGAGATTGCTCCCATTGCATCAGTTCCAAGGATTGCTAGGAATGCCTGAGCGAAAGTCTTTACTGCTCTTTCTGCTACGGCGTTAAGAAAATCTTTCTCGAACATATCTTTGTGTTTCTCCATTTCGTTGTGTTCTGCCAGTAAAAAACTTTTACTGACTTACATCACATGTTACGGACAAATAATTTGCGCGTGGAGAACCTTATGGCCTCTGTTTTGCTCTTTCATAAACAGGGTGTGTGGGAGGGTTGGGTGAAAAAAGCTATTGGTTTATTGTAAATAATTGACTTCTATTATAGAAAAAGAAAGAGAGGTAGCTGTTAAGACTACCCCTCTAAAAAGTGCTCCTGAGATTACTTTTAAATTTAATCTTTACTTTCAGCAACAGGGTCATGTTCTGAAACTAGAACCAGGGCGTGACGTAATCCAAGAGTATAAAGTGATGGATCTTCTTTCCCATGAACCTCTTCCCAAGCATTAAGTTTGTTCCCGAGTTCTACAATTAAGGTGTCTCTCCAATGCTCCATAGGTTCGTTAATAGCATCAACTATTCTATCGAAGCTAGGCTCACTTTCTGAGTTAGAGAATACTTCTATTATATTTTGATAGATCTCTGAGACTGTTTTATTTTTTCCTGTGATCATGGCTCTAGTGTCATTCTGCATTCGTGGCACAACAAAGCTGTCACGGCCGTTGGGTAATTTGCGACATATCCATTCTCGGAGATAGGAACAGGTGAGACTGTTTTCTCTGGGTCATGACATCTATCGCAGACTAGTTCGACAATCCAACTTACCTTTTTGTCTAACTCAAAGGATGCGGCTAGACCTCTGGATAATGCGTGAAGCTTCCCTGGTCCAAGTGTCTCGCGCAAAAATATTCGAGTATCCTCTGCTTCAACTACTGGTCTAAAAGTTCGACATGGGCACTTCATTGCAGATGGGTTACAGGTTTGACGACCAGCAGTTTCTGCGTGACGACCTGCTCCATGTCCACAAATGCAGATGCGACCATCTCGTTTAGTGGTTCGCTTGCGTAGAGTCTTATCGATATCCATGGCTTCATTTGGATCTAATCCAATTGCCAATAAAGCTTCTTCAGCGGAAGAACGTTCTGTCATTATGAATCGTCATTCATATTTAAATTAGATACAATTTTTCTGAATTTAATCTCTGAATCTATCGTCTCTTGTATTTGATTAAGTATCTCTTCAGCTCTCTTACGTCTGAAATAAGTGTGAATCATTGTGTGAGCCATCAGGGTTGTTGTGACTGCAACTGTGACCACAACGTAAATAAATAGATAATCTACTAAAGTCATTTTAAGTAGCCACCTTCCTTTAGATTTTCCAATACTGTCATTGCGTCGTTATATGCTGTTTCTTTCCAGAATGGGATGTCTTTCTCCTCTGGTTGGCGAGTTCTAAACCAAGATCTCAGTAAAGATTCAGCAGAGGAAAATATCGCTTCTGGAGGAAAGTCAAGTGGGTTAGCACCCTCTTCTAGTTCGGGTTCTGTATCCAAGTCAGATTTACCACCAGGTAAGACCCTAAGTTGTAGGTAAGTTCTTTTAGCCATTTGGTAACCCGCTATCTGTAATCTTTAAGATGTGTTCCATAATGTTGATAGCCGTCTTTAGTTGCATACAGATTAAGTTAGCTTTTTCTGTACCTAGACCCTCACAAGATTCTAGTATTTTTTGAGACTGTATAATCCTAGAGGTACAATACTTTTGAATACCCTTAAGAGACTCTATAGCACTCTCATTTTCTGTAGGTAGGTCCATGTTAAATATGTAGGACACATCTCCATTTTGTAGAGACACTATGTTACTTCTCATCTTTAAATTCTTTCTTCTGTGCCGATGAGCCTAGGATAAAAATAGTTCCTAAAGTAAAGTTCACGTATTTAATCCATGACTCCGTTAAGTTCCCCAGGATTAGAAACAATAATCCATAGGTTAAAAAATTACTACGATTGTTCATTAGAGATACCTTCCGTATTTAGTTCCAATTGATAGTCAGTAGCGATATCTCTGACCCACTCTTTCATGGAGACCTTAAGATCTATCCAAAGTTCCACTACGTCCATTGCTTCACTAAAGAAGTCTTCAGGATCCATTTGTGTTATTTTCTTTTCGTCCATCCCACAGACTTCAACCATGTAATCTGCAAGCTTGCTTAGATTTGATTTATCCATAAAGTTCCTTTCTTTGAACTTCTATTCATACGAACCTAGCAGCTGAATTATTATATGTCAAACTATATGTCAAACTATATGCCAAACTATATGTAAAACTATATGTAAAACTATATACATAACTACCATACTACTTATGAGTTTCAATTATATTTCCCCTTAGCCTAGGGTGCAATGTCTTCCTATAAACCTAAATATAATTCAAACTCATATATAGTGTACATATAAATATAGTTATACTATTCACTTTTGACCACTTTCAACTCTATATTATTGAATAGTATACCCAAAAAACACACAATTTTCTCTCTCTCTCTTTTACCTCTTTTTTGTCCTTTTCTATTATAGAAAGAGAGCCTGAAAATCTCCAATTTCTATCATAGAATTTACCCCCTTTTCTACCCCCTCCACCCCCTCAAATATCCACCTAATTTGGCAGCAAAAGATAAAAACTAGTTTAAGTTTCAACTACTTCAAATTATTAAATAATTTCGAAAAAGGCCCTATCTTTTCCCCCCCCCTCCCCCTCCAAAAACAATAAACCCTGCTAGAATAAAAAACTCAAAGGAGGAGCAATGAAAAAACATAGTTCTACAGATGATGGCTGGCTTTTAATCCTTAGCCTTTCAGGTCTACTTGCAGTAGCTTTATTTGCCATTATTAGTAGTGGACAGCCATAAGCACCGTTGGCGGGAATCTTCATACAATATAGGAATTGACAGTTTCTATTATATATGTTTAGATTGCCCTAGGGCCGTGTGGGTTACGGGGGAGACTGCTAGAGCAGTAACCCAAGCAACTCTACATAAGCTTGAAATAACCAATGACACTAACAGGGGAAATTAAAATGTTTATTCCAATTCCAATAAGATTAGCCTTAGGCGCAGCTTTTGTCTGGTATTGCTTTACCAACTGGGATAAAGCTGTATTTCTTATTTTCCTTGCATATACCTTTTTTAAGATAGTAGACTCTGCAAGATGAGTTATATGAGCAGAATGGCCCTAGATGTAGATTTAGAGCTAGATACCACAACAAAGACCGAAAACGGCGATCACGACAAGTTTGCGCATTATGTTGATAAAGATGACGCAACTGCTTCAATGGTTCAGGGCACACCAATAATTGCCCTTTGTGGGAAGATATGGGTGCCAACTAGAGCTCCAGACAGTTTCCCTGTTTGCCCTACCTGTAAAGAGATTTATGATGCTTTATTTAAAAGTTGAAGGATTAGACATAAACATGAAACCTATAGAGATTTCCAAGATAATTAAGGAAACATTTACTCCATTTGCATTCCAGTGCTCATGCAACGGAAGTCATGAAGATTGCAAGAATGCTCAAAGTGATGTCCATACTTTTGCACAAAATGAAACCGTTGAGAGAATAGTTAAGTTTCTAAAAAATCTAGATAGTTAAATGACAACCTACGAAGTCAGACCTATAGATAAGAGTAAAACTAAACCATTCATCCTTGAGATTCATTATGCTAAGCGCACCCCCCCTATTAGCTATGCTTATGGCCTCTTTCGAGATGATCAGCTTGTAGGGATATGTACCTATGGAAAACCACCATCTTCTACGTTAATTAAAGGTGTTTGCGGGGAAAAGTGGGCTCCTAATGTATTTGAGTTAAACCGTCTATGTCTGCTAGATAATCTGCCAAACGAAGCAAGTAGGTTAGTTGCAGGTTCATTTAAGTTATTGCCAAAACCTTTAGTGGTTGTTTCGTACGCAGACACTAAGCAAAATCACACAGGAATTGTCTACCAGGCAACAAACTTTCTTTATACAGGATTATCTGCCAAGTTTAGAGATCCAGTAGTAAAAGGTCTAGAACACCAGCACCACGCTACATATGCTCATGGCCTTAGCAATTTGCAGCTAAAAGAGAAGTACGGGGAAGAAAACGTTTATTTCATTGACAGATCCAGGAAACACAGGTACATTAAATTCTTAGGTAGCAGGACTGAAATAAAAGAAATGATAAAAGACTTGCGCTACAAAACAGAAGCTTACCCCAAAGAAGAAAGAAATTAAATGCTAAATATTCATGACGCATTAATTGAGCTGACATTAGCAGAGCAAGCTATTAGAAGAGTGCGCGATCTACATCAACCTGATTACGACAACGAACGCTCTTCATGTATAAGATGTCTTGACTATGACACAAGCGATCCAATTTGGGAACCTTATCCGTGTCTTACTATTAAAGCTCTAGATAATCCTAAGGAGTATTAATGATTGAACGCGAAGCTATGGCATACTACAACGCACTAAATGATCAAGAGCGGTTTCTTGTTGATTCGGGGTGGAAAGATGCAGTTAAATCTGTTCTTACATATTGCGAAGATAAGTTAGATTACTGTGAGAAATTTCTTAATGAGTTTGAAGATGATGGTTTAGAAATAGATTTAACTAAAGTTCAAATCACAACTGCTCATCAAATATTCTCAGAATTAATAAAGGAGCTAACTAACTAATGAGGGATAAAGATGAACGTTTAGTATTATTTTTATATAAGCTGTTTCTTCACTTGGATTTACTTCTTTAGGTTATCTTTTAGAAGTAGAACGTGGATATAGGATATAGATTTATTTGACAGAGTTGAGGTAAGTTTTAGTTATGTTTAGGAAATTAAATTAATGGTTGCATCAAAATTGTCAGATATTCCTGAATCTAAAGCTGATTTCTGTCCTTGCAATAGATGCTCGGTGGCAAGAAAACAAGGTAAACAAGAAGCAGAAGTTAGAGTCACAGAACTACTAAATAAAATTTCTCGGCTAGAAAAACAAATTTACAATGCTGAAGGCTATTGTGAGATCTCAAAGAAAACCTGCGGAATATGTCCAATGAAGCAACTTTGCATAAAGACAGGGCAAACAAGTTAATGCTAAAAAATAAAGCAATTATTGTTGATATTGATGGCACTATAGCTCATTATGACCCAGAAGTTAGAGATCCATATGACACAGACTTTGAGAAGATTATCCAAGATTCTCCAGACAGAACAGTAATTAAAGTCATTGAATCACTCTTCCACCAAGGACATACAATAATCTATGTAACTGGTAGAAATGAAGAAACTGAAGAGGCAACTAGAGAATGGTTGCGTCTGTTTGCTCCTCCTTACGCTTATCTATATATGAGAAAACGTAATGACTACCGTCAAGACTCCGAGGTAAAGAAAGAAATATATGAAACGCATATTGTCAATCACTTTGATGTGCTTTGTGTTTTTGATGATCGTCAGCAAGTCGTAGACATGTGGCGCGAGATCGGACTTGTTTGTATGCAAGTTGCTCCAGGAGATTTTTAATGAATAGAAAAAACGTAAGTCCTAAGTAAAATAAAGTAATTTTAAACAGGAATAGGTATTTATATGCAGTCTGAATTTAATCAATACTCCTACCCACACTCAGTAGATCAGAGTATTTCTCAGAACGAAAAATTGTTTCAAATTTTAGAAAAGCTTCAGAGTATTATTGATAGCATCAAAATACGCAAAGAAGCTGAACAGTTTATTTATGGAGTACGAGCAAGTATGGATGTCATACTTGTTGAAATTAGAGGGAAAAGTAATCCAAATCAAGAGAGTATTTCTTACCCCGAGTAAATACCCCTAGCGTTCTACTGCTAGTATTCTAAATCTAACGCAAATACCCCCTATCAAAAAAGGTAAACCTATGTCTAATTCAATGTTCTCATTCCGTCTAAACGAAGAGTTTGTAGCTTCTTACAAAGATAAAAAAGCTCCGTTTGGTTATAGAGATGCAGCTGGGAACTCAGTAGGCGAGATTACTTTCTTACGTACTTACTCACGTATTAAAGAAGATGGCACCAAAGAAACATGGGTGGATGTCTGTGTGCGCGTTATCAATGGCATGTACTCGATTCAAAAAGATCATTGCAAAACATCGCGTCTTCCTTGGTCGGATACTCGCGCAGCAGCTTCAGCTAAAGAAGCATTTGATCGCCTATATAATTTGAAGTGGACACCTCCAGGTCGTGGACTCTGGGTTATGGGAACTCCACTAGTTAACGAGCAAAAGAACTCTGCAGCACTTCAAAATTGCGCGTTTGTTTCAACGCGAGAGATGACAAAAAATGATCCAGCAAAACCATTTGCATTCCTTATGGAAGCATCAATGCTTGGCGTTGGTGTTGGATTTGATGATCTTGGAGCAGATAAAGACTTTATTATTTATAAGCCAAAAGAAGATGTGACAACTGTAGTAGTTGCAGATACTCGCGAAGGTTGGGTAGAGACAACTTCACAGCTTATTAATTCTTACCTAAAAGCAGATCAACCAACATTTGAATTTGATTACTCGCTTGTTAGACCAGCTGGCGCACCAATTAAAATCTTTGGTGGAACTGCAGCAGGTCCAGAACCACTAATTAGACTTCATAACTACATTAGAAATCTTTTTGTTGGAAGAGAGAACCAGAAGGTTACTCGTACTGACATTGCTGATATTGGTAATCTTATTGGCGTTTGCGTAGTTTCTGGAAACGTTCGTAGATCAGCTGAATTATTAATTGGTCGCTTAGATGATGAAACATTCCTTAACTTAAAGAATGCAGAAGTATTCCCAGAACGTAACTCTTACGATCCAAAAGCTCCTGGCTGGGGATGGATGTCTAACAACTCTGTATCAGCAGAAGTTGGACAAGACCTTTCAGGAATTGTTGAAGGTATTGCACTTAATGGAGAGCCAGGTGTTGTTTGGCTTGACCTATCAAGAAAGTATGGTCGCTTGATAGATCCACCTAACAACAAAGATCATCGCATCATGGGCTACAACCCTTGTGCAGAGCAATCTCTTGAGTCATATGAAATGTGTACTCTTGTTGAAACATATTTAAATCGTCACGATGATATTGATGACTTTAAGCGCACTCTAAAGTTTGCATACCTCTACGCAAAGACTGTAACTCTTCTTCCAACTCATTGGGAAGAGACCAACGCAATCATGCAACGTAATCGACGCATTGGTACATCGATTTCTGGAGTTGCTAACTTTGCAGATAGTATTGGATTACCAGTAATGAAAGAGTGGATGAATCAGGGATATGCAGTAGTTAAGGGCTACGATGTCACTTACTCAGAGTGGTTAGGTATTCGCGAGTCAATTAAGACAACAACCGTTAAACCATCAGGAACTGTTTCAATTCTTGCAGGTGAATCCCCAGGAGTTCATTGGACTCCAGGTGGTAAGTACTTTAATCGTGCTATTCGCTTTGCTAACTCAGATCCAATGCTTCCACTATTTAAGATGGCAAACTACAGAGTCGAACCAGCATCAGAATCTCCTGACACAACCTCTGTAGTCTTTTTCCCAATTAGGTCAGATGCAGAGCGTGCAGAAAAAGATGTAACAATCTTTGAGAAAATGGCCCTTGCGGTCACTGCTCAGCGTTACTGGTCAGATAATTCTGTATCTGTAACTATTTCTTTTGATCCTGAGACAGAGAAGCAACATGTTGGCACAGTTCTTCATATGCATGATGGACAGCTTAAGACAGTTTCATTCCTACCTTCAGGAAACTTTACATATCCTCAAATGCCATACACCCAGATCACAGAAGAAGAGTATGAGCAAGAGGGTTCTATGAAGCTATTCCCAATTGACTTCTCTGGTGTCTACGCGGGTATGGCTTCTGATGCTATTGGCGAGGCGTACTGCACAACAGATGCTTGCGAAGTTAAGTTAATTTCGGAAAACACTAAAAATCTTAAAAAGGATAAGTAGTGAAGCATGTAGCCATGCTCTCTGGAGGAATAGGTTCCTGGGCGTGCGCTAAAAGAGTTGCAAATAAATATGGAAAAATGATTTGTATAGAGTGTGCTAAACAGTACCCATGTAAAACTAGTATGTTATTGCGAGAGAAAAAGAAGAATAAGTAAAATGGCAACTTACGAATACAAATGCTCACTAGATCATATATATGTAGAAGAACGTCCTATTACAGAGGATCAAATAGTCACTAAGTGTCCTAAATGCAATAGCGCACTGACTGGTCGCCAAATTAAATATACAAAACTCTCTTAAATAGTGGCGTTTCCCGCTCAATCTATGTCATAATACATTTATGGCAAAAGGAAAAGGCGGGAAACCCGCAGCACCAGTTCAAACATCTGGTCGTAAAAATAACAAACCCTCTAAGAAATATCCACGCACTGCTCCAGCAACAAGTGGTAGAGGTAGAGCAACAGGGAGAACCGTTGGCGGTTACTCCCCAGAAAAGCTACAGATTAGAGCGCAAAGGCGCAGTCAGTAGTGTCTAATGCTAACTAACCAATACAAAAGCATCAATAAAGAAGTTTTAGACTTTATGGTTACTTTGATACCCAGTAAAGATAAATATTTAAATACTCACTTTAGAAGGCTTGCTAGAACTGTAGAAGTAATACTCGATCAAAAACCTACTGGAAAGCTTTTAGAAATAGGTACAAGTGGAGTAATACCTATCGTGTTGGATAAGTTTGCACCTGATCTAGAAGTAGTAGTTACAGAGTTTGATCTAAAGCAACCTAAAAAAGGATCAACAACCGTTCAAGTAGGTAAGTATAAAAAAACTTTAGAATGCTACAGAGTAAATCTAGAGTCTACAAAACTTCCAGCAAAAGATGAATCTTTTGATTATGTTGTTTGCTCGGAAGTAATTGAACATTTGGAAAGAGATCCCATGTTCATGCTTAAAGAAATAAACAGGGTACTAAAAACAAGTAAAAGTCTTATATTAACTACGCCTAATGTTGTTAGTAGTAGAGGTATTACAAAAATGCTTTTAGGTATTGAACCTTACTTTTACATGCAATACAACAGAGATTTATCTTTATATAGACATAACTATGAATACAGCATTCACTCTCTAACTAAACTTTTAAAAGCAGCTGGCTTTGACGGAAGCGCTTGGACTGAAGATACTTTTGAAGATCCAATTATGAAAGACATCCAGAAACTAAGAAGTATAGGTTATCCAATGAATCACATTGGTGACAATATTTTTACAGTTTCTAGTAAAGTATCTGCCCCCACAGGGGAATATCCAGATTGGATATACGCAGGCTAATGTTTAACAAAGAAAATCCAAACATCAAAGAGCTTGGCGGAGAGATCATAGATCTAAGACGCTTAGTGGATCCAGATGATAAAACTTGGTCAGCTACAAATCCTTCTATTGGTGTAGACAATAAAGGAAAAATGGCAGTTGGTATTAGATCTAGTAACTACGTAATCCTTCCTAATGGCACGTATCACGTTACCGTTGGCGGTTTAATTAAATCTCACGTGTGGTTTTCTGAATTAGATAAAGACTACAAAATTACTAATTTACGCAAGATAAATGTAGATACAACCGATACAAAGTTTGTTCGTGGTCTAGAGGATCCAAAGATTTTTTGGAGAGATGGATCTTGGTGGTTTACAGCAGTTACCCTTGAGAAGCACGAAACTCCATTTGCTCGAATGGTTACATGTAAATTAAACAAGAGATGCACTGAAATTGAATCTGTAGAAAAACACATAGGTTTTGATCAGAAACGTCCAGAGAAGAATTGGATGCTCCCATACAACTCAAATCCAAACTTTGATTTTATTTACGGGCCGAACTCAGTCATCAAAGACAATGTTATGACTACGTGGCTAACTGATAATGAAGAAGTAAGCGCACTACGAGGCAGCACAAACTTGCTAGATCTTCAAGATTCTACCTATTTAGCCGTTACACACAAGCTTTTTCAAAAATCAGACATGGTTTATCAAGAAAATTCATTTGGAATGATTAAAGCCAGTCTGCGTAACTATATTCACTACTTTACAAGGTATGACGAGTACGGAAAGATACTTGGAATATCAAAGGGTTTTTATCTTTACAAACCAGGTGTTGAGTTTGCAGCTGGAATAATTCAAAAGAAAAACGATTTTATAATCAGTTTTGGCAGAGAAGATGTCTCATCTCACCTTGCTATCATTAAAAAATCAACAGTATTGGACGGCTTACAAGGAGTCTGATCAGTGCAGCAAAATAAAATTGATGTATGTCGAAAAAAGCCCTCTACGTTATTTTACTCAGCCTCTCACTAACATTATCTTCTTTAGTACCAACACCAGCTAACGCTAAAGGCGTTGAAATTTGGAAATCAACAACCAATCAATCAATCTCAAGAAGTAAGTGGACAACACTTAAATTTGGAGACAGAAGAGAGATGAACCCAACAGGTTCTAGATCTTTGTATTGCTCCCAGGTTCACTTAAAAATACCTAAAAAGAATAAACCAAAATGGGTAAAGATTAGATTTGCTAGAGTTTTATCCAATGGAAAGCTTGACAGCACAGGAACTACTACCTGGACGCTAGGTAAAAAAGCTCCTCTGAACTGGCAAGGGTCAACTTGTTGGCCTATAAACCCTGACTACCCAGTGGTTGCTCAGGTCAAATATGGAGGTGGTCCAAAATCTATTACGTCCCCGTTAAGGCAATTCAAATCTTGGAACCCTGGCGCAGAGATAGAAGATAGTTTATTTATTTTTAATTAATATTTCTTTGATATAATTAAATATGAAATACGAAGATTTTGACGGGTCCTTTAATTATGAAGATATGCCCATAGAGTCCCTCATAGAGGCTCTAGAGTCCCTAATTAGTTACTTAATGGAAAATACAGGTCTAGATAGACAATCCTTGTCAGACCACATTAAGAATCTTGTAGACCTATTAGGGGAAGAAGAGTGCATGAACCTAGATATAGATCAAACTGTAGACTGGATTAACTCTCTTAAGTAGCTTCTTTACGTTCTTTAATAAGATTCTCAGCAATTTTGTTTTTTCTATGAACCGTCTTAACCCTGTCCACCCTAAATGAGCGCCACATTTTTACGCCCTTAACTCCACCAACTACATCTACCCACTCAGCTGTATCGGTCTTAACGTGTTTCATAAACCTAAAACGGCCTCGTTCCCCACGTATGGAAACTTCAGTACCTTGAGTAATATTTCTACCGTTTACCTGAATTTCGTAAGTTTCAACCCAGGACGGGTTTGGGTTAGGTTGACCCTTAGAACTGCGCTTCTTAGACATGCACCCATAATACCTAACTTGATACTGGGGCTACCCTACCAAACACGACTCTAGTACTCCAAATAGTCTCTACACGAACATCTCTACCATACCTAGGGGAGTGGATAATTTTATTGTTTCCTAGGTAGATACCTACATGATAAACATAGCCACTCTTATTTCTAAAGAACACTAGGTCTCCAGGAACAGCCTCTGACCTAGTTATTTTCTCAGCTAATCTATACTGTTGCTGAGCAGTTCTAGAAAGGTTTACTCCATTTTTGTCATAAACAAAAGAAGTAAACCCAGAGCAATCAAAACAGTCAGATGTAACTCCACCTCTGCAATAAGGGGTTCCCACGTATCTCTGGGCTGTGTCAATCAAAGCTGCATCACTAGTAGAACCACTAACAGGCATCACACCTGTTGCAACAAACGCAACGGACAATAACGAACTTATTACAAGACCCATAAATAAAAAAACCTCCTTATGGGAGTTGCTTTAATTATAACACAAAAAGATTCAAAAATGCACATTTATGCAGGAAGGTTGTTAAATAAAAATGTTTTTTGTCTCTACTGTCCACAACTCAACCTTTAATTAAATGTAATAAAATAGAGTGGTAACTTAAATAAATAAACAATGTTTACAATAATTAATAAATATTTATCCACAGGCTTTTTATTAAATATTTAAACTGTTTCAATAAATGAGAGATTTAGCTATGGATGAAGACGCTGAGCTAGTAGTTCTACAGATGCTTGTTGACGAAGGAGCACTAGAGATAATCTCTATTGATAAGGATGGCGAACCCATTTATAGGGTTACAGAGAAGTGTAAAGAGATATTTCCAGAGCTTTTTTACAGTCATATATCAGAAGTAAATAACATAGCATTTGACCTATGGAACTTAGGGGTAATTGAAATCCAGTTTAATGAAGAAAATCATAGAGTCTCTTTTACAAAAGAAAACTTTATTAAATACGTAGAACTAAAAGACACTTTGACAGAAGATCAAATTAACTTCCTTAACGCCATCATAGACAAAAACATTCTAAATAACCCACAAACTTAACACACACAAACCTTTTTTCCTGGCTTCTTCCTCCTCCTTTTATAAAGGAAAGAGAGCGCGAAAAAACCCATTTATGCTACAGTTAAGAATCATTAATTCCAGCAAGGAGTAGCTACATGGCATACGTAAGATTTAATCGCGGATCCGATCTTTATTTATTTATGTCCCCCTCAGGTTTAACTTGTTGTGGCTGTAGACTCTTATCGATCTATGCACCGTTAGAAAATGATGGTTTATCTTTTTACGCAAAATCAACACAGGAAATGATTACTCATTTAGCTTCTCACAGAGAGCTAGGCGACATGGTCCCAATGGGGATTGAAGAGAGTTTATTAAATGACGACAAAAATAACTACCCAACATAGTTTTACATTTGCTGATCTGTTTGCTGGTATTGGTGGCATGCGTATCGGTTTCGAAGCAGTTGGTGGAGAGTGCGTATTAACCAGCGAAATTGATCAAAAAGCTATGGAAACATATAGTGCCAATTTTATTGACTCAGAGTCTCATAAATTTGTTGCAGACGTAACCAAGTTAACTAGAGAAGACTTTCCAGAAAACCTTGACGTATTAGTTGCAGGTTTTCCATGTCAGCCTTACAGCATGGCTGGACCACGTAGAGGACTAGAAGACAAACGCGGCGGAGATATCTTTGATGCTCTAATGCACCTACTTAAAGAAGTAAAGCCAAGAGCATTTCTTTTTGAAAACGTAAAAGGCGTACTTGGTCATGACGAAGGCAAGACGCTAGATCACATGCTTGGTCTCATGCTTGATCAGGGTTATCATGTTAGATACGAGACCTTAAACTCAATGACTCATGCAAACATCCCTCAAAACCGTGAGCGAGTATTTTTTGTTGGCTTTAGATATCCATACGAAGCAAAAATCTTTAACTACCCAAAACCAGTAGAGCTTACAAAAACTATCTCTGACTGCTTTGAAAAAGGTCTTGTAGACGACAAGTTTTACTACACAGATAGAACAGAAGTTGGGAAGCTAATTCAGCACCACATTAAAGAAAAAGACACTATCTACCAGTGGCGTAGAAGCTACGCTCGCGATAATAAGAGTAACGTCTGCCCAACACTAACTGCCAACATGGGAACAGGTGGAAACAACGTACCAATCATTGTTGATGACTCTGGGCCACGTAAACTAACTCCAAGAGAAGTATCTAACTTCCAGGGCTTCCCAGAAGAGTTTATTCTGCCTCTTATGGGACTTAGCAATCTGTACAAGCAATTTGGCAATAGCGTTACCGTTCCTTTAATTTCCCGCGTAGCTGCCCAGATCAAACAAACCCTAGACACACCCACAAATTTTTCCCTGATGCATCCTCCTCCTACTCATAGGTAAAGGAAAGAGAGCGCGAAAAAATGCGTTTTTTACTATAGTAATTTCCCTACAGGAGGATTGCTAACGGGAATTGTTTGGGATCTAGTCAAGATTTTACTAATTAAAGCCTGAAAAACTTACTTTTAAGACCTACTTGCACTTTGTCAGGGAGTATGTCTATAATAATTCTATGGAAACAGAAACACGAGAAGAGAAGCTTTTTAAGCTTAATGAAATTGTAAAAGGCAGAACTGCCATCTGCGACATGATTAAATGCAAAACCGAGAGACCATCTGATGCAGTCATGTTACCTTTCTTTAGGTACAACGAAACGCAAGAAACCGATAGCTATTACTGCGGGTGCATAGGGTGGGACTAATGGGGGGCTCAGAGATATCATTTGAAGTTGTAGAAGAAATTCACTACAGGTACAAACAAACAGGCAAACCAGTGAGCTTATACACAAACAGTTTTATTGTTGAAGCGGAGAGCTCAGATGAGAAAAGATCCTATGAGATCTCAATTGAATACACTTGGTCTCACACAGACCCCGAGACCTTTGGAGAGTATCTTCTTTACGTAGCTGAATATGAATCATACGATAATGCTAAATACGTAATTGAAAAGCCTAGTCATTATTACCAGGAAATCTTAGAGTTTTGGCTGAAGAAAGAGATTCATCAATTAAACGTTTCTTCTGATCAAGTTTTTGTCAATTTTGAAAATGAACTTAAGCACTCTGGTTTAGTTTCCCGCTGGGAGCTTCTAGAAGATGAGGATGAGAGCCTCGCACTAAATTAAGCCTTGTCGGGGTCCCTTAATCTAAGTGCGAGGCAATCTGACGCCCACTAGAGCCATGACGCTCTATTCAGTGTCTAACTACCATCCTAGATAGTTTCAATTTAATTATATAAAACAATAAAGGCAGCTACTCCTGCAGAAAAGCCAAACACACACACACAATTTTTTTTAAAGCGTCCTCTCGCGTTTATAACGGGAAGAGAGCGCGAAAAAATGCGGTAATTAACTTAACTTTCTCCACGAAGATGCTTCTCATAGATCACTTCTCGATTACCCAATTTTAATTTTCTACTAACTCGTCTCTTTCCAGTTGAAATAACTAATGACATAGGAATTTGAGTTGTCTTGCCCTCGACGTAGTCAGCTCGCGCTTTTCCTAACTCGATTGGGATGCCCAGAGAATTAAATGCCTCTTTAGCTAAAGTCTCACTTGTCATTTGTGTACACAATTAATGTTTAATGCTCATTTTGTGTACACAATTAATGTTTAATGCTCATTTTGTGTACACAATGTACCAGTTTGAACTGTTCGGGATTTCCGTACAGTTGGGGGATTAGTCGCACTAGTCATGGGGATTTAGTCGGTTTGATTCTTATTCTAGCCTATAGTCTCATTTTGAAAAGATTAAGAACAGTTATCGGGCTAAGAATTACTTTCTAAATAGTAAGATAAGATATATCTAACTCTACAGGAGGCAGGTGCTGACATGTACATGGACTCAGCTACCCCCGACAATAAAGTTGCAACTATTGGCGACGTTAACGCTGGTCCAGGAGGAGGCGGTGGAAGTGATTTAATGGATTTAATCAGTGGAGAACACTTTAAAATCCTAACCGAGCCCTTCGCAGAAGTACTGACTGAACTAGGAATTGTCTGGAAGGAAACAGAATTCCCACTCGCAATGCCAGTTGAAACAACAAACGAACTGTGTTGACTAATCCCCCAACTCATGCAGATTTTGCAACAATTCAAACTTGTACAGGTTTTTGTACAGAAGTGATTAAGAAATACCACGCAATTCAAAGTGGACTAACATAACTGGGACTTATCTAAACCTATAACTCATACGTTATAACGTATAGGAAACAGCGAAAGCCTATAAAGAGGGAACAAAAGGTGGGGGGTTTAAGGGGTAGTGAGGGAACTGGTTGCAGGGTAGCG